TAGACCTCGTGGCTTCCCGGTGGAAGAATGCCCCTACTGTGGTGGTTGCAGACAACATCAACGATGCAGTGGTACCTGCTGAGCTACAAAAAGCCGACGCAGACGCCAAAGCTAAGGGGGCTACTGGTGTTCCCGCTGGTGTGTTCTACCAAGGCAAGGTTTACATCTTTGCCGACCAGATGAAGAGCACTGCTGAGACAGTGCGTACTCTGCTGCACGAATCCCTTGGGCATTACGGTTTGCGGGGTGTGTTTGGAGAAGACCTGAAGCCAATTCTGCAGCTTGTGGCAAAAAACTTCAAAGGGGAAATGGATGCGCTAGCCACAAAATACGGCCTTGATCTCAGTGTTGAGAAAGACGTACTGGAGGCTGCGGAAGAGATTCTGGCTAACCTAGCACAGACAAAGCCAACTATGGGTGTTGTGCAACGGGCGATTGCTGCGGTGCGTAGATTTCTCCGCAAGATTGGCGTAGACGTAAAGTTATCCAACAAAGACCTGATCGCCAACTACATCCTTCCCGCACGTGCCTTTGTTGAGAACCAGCGTATTGACCGTGCAGTGGGTGGTGCACCGGGATTTAGCCGCAAAGCCACTGACAAGTTCCTCGCGTGGTTCGGTGACAGCAAGGTGGTGGATGAGAGCGGTGAGCCGCTAGTGGTGTACCACGGCATGCCTAATGAGATGGAAGGCGGGGTATTCCGTCAGTCCAAGTACGGATCACTTGGGGAAGGTATTTACTTTACAGATGATCCCGATGCGGCGGGTAGATTTGCCACGGGGGTTCGCGGGAGTACCGCTGAAGCTAAGTTACAAGGTAGTGTAGTACCTGCGTATTTGCGTATGCAGCAGCCGTTTGACGACACCTTCTTCGTAGGCAACAAAGGGTGGCAAGAGTGGGCAGCATCAATTGTTCGTCGAGGACAGGACCCTGACTACGAGTATTGGGCAACGTACGCGAGATGGATGGTCGGCTCTGCAGGGGAAGAAGTAAAAATTCTGAATAAGCTGCACAGCAAGCTCATGGCGGGTAAAGCCACATTGAACGACTTGTTGTTTGCATTCAAAAACTCAGAGACCCCGTGGGGTAAGCAAATCTTGGAGGCAGTCAAGAAGCAGGGTGCGTTCGACGGGGTTATTCTTAAAGGTAGCAATAAGGGGTTCAACGAGTACGTTGTATTCAACCCCAACCAAATCAAATCCGCCATAGGCAACAACGGCGAGTACAGCCTGAGCAACGACGACATCCGCTTTAGCCGTACCACCGAAGAAGCGGACCTGACTCCAGAGCAATCTAAAGTGCTCAAAGACACCATACGCACCCAAGAGGAAATTGACAAGGCCGTAGCTGAGGCAAAGTTTAAGTTTGAGAAATCTGCCAAAGGGCAAAAGGCAGCTAAGGGTGTGTCGCTGCTGCAGATGGCTACAAATCCCAGCAAGGTCATCCCGGCAATGCGGGACTTGTGGAAACGTGCTACGTCACTCCAACGCAACCTGCTTGTAAAACTTCCACCAACTAGCTTCTTGGTTGACTTTGCTGGCAATGCTATACCGGAGCTTAAAAATACGTACAAGCTGCTGCAACAAATGGGAGGCATGACTGAGCAACTGTTGAACGCTGCGGGTGAACTGACTAACGAAGTACAACGAGCATTCCAAGCGGACGAAACTTTGCGGGGCAAGTTGGACGAACTAACGTCTGTAGCTACGTTAGCAAAAGTAGACCCCGGAAAAATTGATACCGCCGAGCGCAGCGATGCGCTGGACAAGGCGTGGAAAGACTTGGGGCCAGAAGGTCAGCGCGTGTACACGCGCATCCGCGACCATTTTGATTCGCTATCCAAGTATCTGTCCAAGCTGCTAGACGATCAAGTCAACTCGCTGAGCATTGGCGCGGAAGCCAAAACCAACTTGATGAAGGAGATCAGAGCTACCTTTGAAAAGGGCAGTCGGATTAGCCCGTACTTTGCGCTGGTGCGAGAGGGTGATTTCTGGCTGTCTATGGGTTCTGGTGATACGCGCACGTTCTTTATGGCTGAAACGGCGGCAGGGCGAGACAGGGTGGCCCGAGAGTTTGCTGCGGAGAAGATCAAACGCAAGGATGGGGAGTCAGAAGCGGCGTTCAACAAACGCGTTAACGACAAGCTGGATGAACTTGAGAAAGACGGCGAGTTTGAAATGGGGGATGACATTTCGTCCTTGCGTAAGAAGCCGTATTCCCAAGGCCAGAGCAAAATGCTCACCGATGTGTTTGACGCCATTGACCGCACGGACTTTGCTGACCCTGAAGCTGGCGGGCTTTTGAAAGATGCTGTTTACCAGACGTTTCTGGAGACCATGCCCGACCAGAGTTTCCGTCAGCAGTTTATCCATCGTGAGGGTGTTGCTGGCTTCCGTGTTGATGTGTTGCAAAACACAGCGCACATATCTGCGCGTATGGCTACGCAGCTTGCCCGAATCAAATACTCTCCCCTGCTCCGCAATTCGTTGTCGGCAGCAAAAGACTCTATCCGGGGTCGCCCGGCATATGACGCATTTGTAGCCGAGATGGCAGACCGAGTGGACTCTGCTCTTGCACCTAGGGAAAAATCGGTAGCCTCAACTGTGGCTGGTGGGCTCAACAAGGCGGCGTTCATCTACTACCTTAGCGGTGCATCCTCCGCGCTGCTGCAACCTCTGAGCCTCTTTCAGACTGGTATGCCGGTGTTGGCTCGTTACGGTGTTTTCAAAGCCGGTCGTGAGATGTCCCGTATGCTCAAGGTGTGGTCGCAGTTTGGTGTGTACAAAACCAACGCCGACGGGTCTAAGTCTTGGGTTGCCCCGTCGATACTAAACGCTAAAGATACAACCCCGCTAGAGCGCAAGGCGTACCGGGCAGCAGCAGAGCTAGGTCTATTCTCCTCCACACAGGCTTCCTCTGTGTTTGAGTACAAGGCTACGCCGACTGAGGAACTTAAAGGCCCCAAAGAGAAGTTTGCTAGGGGTGCTGTGGATGCCTTAGTGCTTGGGGGTCTGATGAACTCATCAGAGCGCATGTCTCGCGAGGCTATGTTCATGACCTCGTTCAGGCTCAACATGGAGCAGGGTAAAGACTTCACCCGTGCAGTTAGCCGAGCAACGTCCGACACCAACGAAGCCTTGGGCGACTACAGCGAGGCTAGTCGCCCTGCGTTCATGAAAGCCCCGCTGGGCAAGGTGCTGACTCAGTTCATGATGTACCCCCTGCACGTAACGATGTTCTTGGCTAAGAACTTCAAGGAAATGATCAAGCCTATGGATGGCCGATCCCGTGCAGAGGCCAGCTACAAGTTCTTTGGGACTTTGGGTACTACGTATATTTTGGCAGGGGCTACTGGCTTGCCTATGTTCAGTGCCGTCATGGGCATACTAGGTGCGGCGTGGGAAGAGTTGAAGGATGACGACTGGGACGAGTCCATGCGGTCGATGGGGTTTGAAGCATGGTTTACTACTGTTTGGCTACATGACCAGCTAGGCGCTACTGAGATTGGTGGTGTTTCGCTGTCAGACTTGTTGTTGCGCGGCCCCGCCAATGCGTTCACTGGGATAGACATTGCTAGCCGCACCAGCATGAACAACCTCTGGACCCGCGAGAGCAAAGAGCAAAAAACCATACGCGAGAGTGCTACAGCTATGGCGCTGGAGAAAGCTGGCCCCGCAGCCAACATGATCTTGTCTGTGGCTGATGGTGTTGACGCTGCTACGCAAGGGGACTACGCCAAGGCAGTCAAGAAATGGGCACCTGCTGGGTTTCGCAACTTTGTCAATGCACATGAGCTTTACACAGAAGGCGCAAAAGACAACAAGGGCGCACAACTGATATCCGAGGACAAGTTCACCACGGGTGTTTTAATAGCGCAGACAATAGGCTTTAGGTCTGACCTTCTTGCGGATACGCAATCTACAGCGTTCAAAGTAATCGGGGCTCAACAAAAGATATTTAACGAGCAGACCAGACTTCTTAACAACTTAGACCGGGAGTTCCGAAACGGAAATGATGTTAGGTACGGCAAGCAGCTAGACAAGATAGCTGACTTCAACGGACGTTACCCCAGCTTTGCAATCGGCACGGATCAAATAATTAACTCGCTTGAGTCACGTATGGAGCGCCGGGGCACTGCGTATATGGGCGTTGTGCCAACTGAGAAAAACTTTATGCTGTTGGATTCTCTTAGGCACGTTGGTCAGAGGGTGTCAGACGCCCCGAGCAAAAACACACAGCCATAAAAAACCCCCGGTGAAGACCGGGGGTAAGACGGGGTTACCGTCAAGGAGAGGCACTAGCAAAGAAGCTAGTGTACATCAAACCCTCCAGATGCGCAACCCCTTTATGCCATCTGCAATCACTACTTTGATGACGACATCCATCTTCAGTCGTTCAGCTACAGTCAGTACAGATTTCTTGGCTGCTCGGTGGTCAATGCAGGGCACAAAGAACGAACACCCTTTGTGAAACTTTGACCACTTAATTTGATACGAGACTGTCTCGATCTTCATTTGCCAGCAATACGTCTACTTGAAGAAACTCAGAGTTGGATGTATTAAACTTGAGCACGCGCACTGCAGGGGAGTCAACCTTCATGCCTTTAGCCATACGCTTGTTTGTGGCTTCCATGAACACCTCGTTCTTAGTCAGGTTGGCTAACAGGCTCTTGTAGTTCACCTGCCGCTCTACGCAGAAGTCCTTAAACTTCTTGGCGGAAACGTACAGGTGCTTGGTATCCGGCTCAAAGCGTACTAGCAACTCCCCTCGGGGCTCTAGGCTTGGCATAGAGACCAAGTTACTTCGGGCGTCTACTTCTCCGTTGACCACCAACGTGTTGAGGATATGCGCGTTGATAAACTCGCCGAGTGCAGATGCTGGGTTGGATATCGGGGGCTTAACATCGTGGCGCATCTCAGACAACATGCCCTTGAGCCATGCGTACACAGCGGCCATATCGTAGTCATGTAGGCCAAGGTTTCTTGCGATCAAACCACCAGCAATGTTGCACGCTGCCTGCGCTGACCAATACCGCTCTCGGCTAGTGAACTGCACTTCCTTGTCAATGCGGGCCTGAACCTTTTTGACTAGCTCCTTGGCCTCCTCCAAGTTATTCACCAGCCAGCTAATGTAAATCTCCCCTGCATGGCCGTAGTTCTCATTGAGTTGATGGTCGAACATCTCCTTGCCCCGAGCCACGCCAATAACATCGTTAGGCTCAATTTTGTACTCCATCAAGCGCACGGACTCGCCATCGGGGGTGTTCTTGAGTGTGGACAGCTTCTCGTGGAAGCTAGCATTGGACGATGCCAAAGTCATGTTCTTCCATGAGGTATTGTTCAGACGCAGTGCATTAGCCGAGCCGGTCATGCGGTTCTTGCCTCGACCATGACTGATGCCATACGCCATATCCGAGAAGTCTCTTGAAGACATGTTGGTGATCTCGTCAACTGTGTTGGGCAAGTTGTTCATAACCCCAAGCTGCTGCATCTTTGCGTTGAACGTATCCTTCTCGATTGCCATCAACTCCTTGGGTTGGCCGTACACACTGTTGCACATACGCAAGATGGTGGACTTGCCCGAACCGGCAAACTCGTAGATCACGTTGAGGATTGCCCCGTCCAAACCAGTGAACGGCATGAGAGGTGAGCCAAATGCCGTGAGTGCTGCAAATGCGTGCGGCTCCATACCGGGCCGAGCGTATAGGTTAAACACTTCTTTCCACTTGTCAAAGGTGCCCTTGGGGTGAATCTTGTCGGCAAAAAATTCTGTGGCTGTTGTCGGCGGGCTGTAGAACACCCCGTCCTTAGTGATCTCTCTGTCCCCCATGATGAACTTGCTGTCATCCTCTACCCATCCAAATTGTGTTCTCATAATGTCTGCTTTCGTTGAATACTGTAAGTTCTTAATGAACGTAATCACATACACGGCCAAGTGTTCGTACTGTTTGTGGTGTGCCATTACCCCCTGTTGGGCTAGCGCCTTACGCAACTCATCCTTCGATGAGATAGCTGCAGTGGGTATCGCAAACTCTCTAATGCTATCGTGCGGCAAGTGCAGGCGAAACAAAATGACTTCTCCTGCCTCGGGGTCTTTCATGCGCTTCACCACATACAAGTCGTGCTCATAGACCATCTCCGGGTCTGCTTCATCTTCTATCGGCTTCCTGTAAACACCACCGTTCTTGCCCCGAAAAAATGGGAATGGGTACTCAGGTATGGTTACAGTCTTCGCTCCTTTCTCGGTATCTACGGTTACTTCGTTGTCGGCGTCATTAGCCTCCTCTATCTCGACACCAAGCACGATGGGGGACTTGATCTTCCCCTTGTGCTGACAGTCGGTGCACCCTGATGGGTTTAACTTTTCAAACGTGGTGCAGCGGTGTGGACCCCCGTGCTTCACGATCTGCTCTACCTTGCGCTCTACCTCGTCAGGGTCGTAGCCCGGATGGTTACTCGATAGCTTGTGTGCTGCCTTGTCCTTGTCAATACAAAACGCAGCAATGGATAACGCCGACCTCCACAACGGCTCGTCTATATCTGCTTGGTTCTCAAAGCAATGGAGCAACTGTGCACAGCCGACTCCGTTTGCTGACTTCAGCATGATGGTCTTAAACCGCTTGATCTTGTTGCCCAGCAATGCTTCCATCATTGGGCTCATGGCACGGGGGATAAAGTCAGGCTTCTCTTCCTTGGGTTCTGCTGCTCCTAATAGTTCTTTTAGTTTTGCATAAGGTATGCGAGCACTGCGCTCGTTAAGCACAGTGACAGGTTGGGGGTCGGACTGTTTGAAGTTAAAAGTACCGGGTATGCGGAGGATGCGCGATGCCTCAAACACCGACGAGTCCACTATGAAGCCTTGCTCTGTGCAAAGCTCTCGGAGTCGTTCGGCGAGTGGCTCCCACTCTGCGCGGGAGACTGTCTCAGCAAGCAGCCAGTAGGCATGAATCCCGTAGCCAGAACTCACCAAGATGGGTCGAGGTAGGCTAACAGCTACACAAAACTTCTGGAACTCGCTAAGCCCTGTTGCTTGGTCGATGTAGCCCTTGATAACGCCCTTCTCATCTGGTGCTGCCTTCGTGGGGCCGCAGTCAATGTCCATCCATAGCGCACGAAAGTACGTAGCGTTGGCGTGCGTGCGATTGTTCAGGGGGCCGTACTTGGCGCAACCAAAATACGTATCTACACCGTTGGCTACAAACCGCTCGGCTATCGCGTTAAGCTCTTCCCTAGTATCTACAAACTTCTGATCTGGGTACCGTCCAATCCCCATCACGCAGTACCGCCCTTCTGTAGGCAGTACAGCGTCAAGTAGGTCAAAGTCAGGCATGGTGTTTGCGGTTTTTGAGTGCGTGCAGGTACTTGCCAATTTTGTCAGAGTGACTAGCGCTGGGAGTCACTGACCCCCAGAACCAGTTGTAGACGGTGGCCCGACTTACGCCAAGCCTATCCGCTACGTCTTTGACAGATATACCAAGTGCAATGCAACGACTGCCCAGATACACGCCAATCGAGCCATCGTCTGCATTGGTGTTTGCGTCAACTAGCCGCTGGCTGTATCCGTAGCTCATAGCTTACTCCTCGTCGCTCCATGCGGCGAGCACAGAACCCAAGTCACGCTTGGCCGTAGGCGCGGGGGGCTCAACCTTTTTGCTTTCGCGTTTGGTGGGCTCGGCGACCTCTTCGGTTTCAGCAACGCGCTCCCGACCTTTGCTAACAGCGTGCGCCAGTTCAGCGTTTACTTTGGGGCTAGTGCCGGTCACTTTGTCTCGCACCATATTTGGTGCCCCCAACTTAGCAAACCCGTCTGTCCGCGCTTGAAACGAAGTCATGGTAATCATCTTATGCACCTCGGGGGTGTCGCCAACCTTGGTAATCACATCGTATTGGTGGCGCTTGATGTGCTCCACAGCAGAAAACAGGATTGACTGGTTGTCGTTGTTTTCGTTGAAGCTCAGCTTGGTGATGTACCAGTCAAGGCTCTTGCCGTTGTTGCCCAGATACTTGACATAGCCCTCAAACATATGGGCAGTGGGGGTTGGGCTGTCACCAAACAAAGACTTGGATGCCAAGTTCATCTGATAGACCGAGCCCTCAAGCGCGGTGTCAAAGTCGTCTTCAAGCAGCACGGCGATGCGGCGGGTGTAGCGGCAAGCCTTAGAGTTACCTTGGCCTGAGCCCTTGATGTTCTGAGGGCAGGAGTCGCAGCGGTCAGCTTGTCTATTCTCAGACCCAACGTCGGGGACGTTGCCATCGTTGGAGAAGCAATCGGGGGATACCGGCTTAGCATCAGGAGTCCACTGCGATGCGTAAAAGACGCGCCCAACTTTGGGGGACGAGTTGACAATGATGACGTTCAGGTCACCTTTGATTTTGCCCATCTCCTTGCCGCCAACTTCCTTGCGGAAGATGCCGTTCTTGGGCACGATGCGCTTGATGCCCGTGTTGCCCATAAGGGACTTGGTAAGCTCGCTGACCCCGCTAGATTGCAGGAAGTCGGGGAGGTCTTGGTCGATAACTGTAATGTTGCTCATTTGGTTTCTTTCGTTAGTTTCATTTTGCTTTACGGACTACCACGGTGTACTCACTCTCGACATTCAGACCCATAGGCAGAAGGTCAGGATTCTCAACAAGAAATTCCTTCATGTTTGTCTGATGAAGTCGTTTCTCTAACAGGCCAAATGCACCTTGCTCTCTAATAAAGGTGTACATCGAATCCCAATCGTTCGTCCAATACCGTGACTTAATTGAGCGAATGATTGTGCCGTATGGGGTCTTGATGCTACTTGCGTTCAACTCTTTACATGCGTCAAGCATATTGGTTTCCAGCAGGTCCATCTGCTCTTGCAGAACAGAGTCATTCGTAGCGAACTCCGTTTTTAGCACAGCCCGAGCGTCACGAATCTTGAGGTAGACGTTAGCTAGCGCGGCCAAGTTTGGGGGGCTCTTATCCTCTGAAATTTCTTCAGTCATCTAATACTCCTAATGGTTGGTGGGAATGTAGGCTACCTGCCTACGGAACTGACTATAACACAAGATTGTACATTGTCAAACGATTTATAAAGAAATTTCTTGATGGTACAGATCAATGATTTTTTGGTGGTTGCCTATGTTGTTGCGCAGGAGAGAGTAGACCTTGGCTTCTACCGGGCTCCCTGATATGTGCACGATGGTCATGTTGTTCTTCTGGCCGGGGCGGTCAATGCGTGCGTTGGCTTGAAGGTATGTCTCTACGCTGGTGCAGGGAGCGTACCAGATGATAGTGTCGGCGGCGGTTAGGGTTAACCCGTGCGCTGCGGCTTGTGGCTGGATGATGAGCACCTTGATGGTCGGCTGCTCTTGGAAGCTCTTAACGATGTCACTACGTTGGTTGAGGCTGACAGCACCGTTGATGACCGCGCACGTGATGTGTTGCTTTTCAAGGTGCTTCTTTAACAGGTCGATGGTATGTGTAAACGGAACGAACACAAGCACCTTGTGGCTCGACTCGTCGATGATCTCCTGCACCACGTTCAGCCGGTTGCTAACATCAAACTCAATCACCTCGCGGTTGTCTGTGTACACCGACCCACATGAAATCTGCAGCAGCTTGCTCACCTGCACGGCGGCGTTGACTGCGGTAATCTCCTCCCCTGCGGCCTCGATGAGCATCTGCTTTTTTAGGATGCCATAAAACTTTTGTTGCTGCGGGGTAAGTGGTGCGTCACGGTCTACGAAAGTAATTGGTGGCAGATCAAGGCACTGGGCTTTCTCAAACCGAATTGCTGGCTGAAGTATCTTGTGCACAGTAGCCTGTGCGCTAGGTTTAGGCACCCACCGGTACAGGCTCACCTTGTTCATCACCGTATCCTTGAACTGCCCAAAGAACGGCGACACTGAAGTGGGGTTGACGAGCTTTGCCAGCCCGTAAGCATCGGCGGGAGATTGTGCTGCTGGCGTACCAGTAAGCATCCACAAGCCCTTGATTACTTTGTTGAGGTCTCGCAGTGCCTTCCACCTGTCTGTCTGCGCGTTCTTGTACGCTGACGCCTCATCGACTACGATCAAGTCGAACCCACCAGCAAGTAGTTCCTCCTTGACAACCGCGACCCCATCGTAATTTATTACAACGAACTCGGCACCGCTTTTGACGATCTCCTTTCGCTTGGCTGCGCTACCGTAAGCAATAGCAACAGTTCGGTGAATTGCGAACTTGAACAAGTCAGCCTGCCAAGCGGCCTTCATGATGGACAAAGGGCATACCACTAACACACGCTTCACCGCCCTGATGCTCATCAAGTAATCGACTGCCCAGATCACTGATGCAGTCTTGCCGGTGCCTTGCTCGTTGAAGCAGAACGCCTTGCGGTTGGAAATCAAAAATTCTGATGTGACCTTTTGATGGTCGAATGGCTCAAACCCATGTGGTCGGGGCCACTCATATTCTGATAAATTCATTTTTTCTTTGGTTTGTTGACCTTGACTGTGTGGTCGGAGTTGCGGGTAAAAGAACGGTTGGCACTCGGCGACTTGAGCTTCAAGTTGCTCGGCGCATTGGTGCCGCCTTTGCTCAGGGGGGTTGAGTGGTCAATGTCTTTGCCGGTACGGTCGATACCCTTAGCATCCATCTCGTCACGGGCTTTCTGTCGCACCGCACGGGTAGGGGCTTCGCCTCGCTCAACTTGCTGGGTGTACTCTTTTTTGTACGGGCGGGGTTTGTTTACGTAAGGCATGATTAGTCCTTTGTGATTGCTGATATCGCGTCATTTTCCCATAGAGGTTTACGGCCTTCTTGATCAACCAACCTCAACATCCTGCCAACTGATATGGCAACCTCTAGCATCATTTCAGTTTTGTACTTGTCCAATTCCTCGTGGATGATCTTACCCACCATGTTTACAACTATACGCTCAACAACTTCTTTCACTCGGCGCTTCAGTTCGCCCTCAAGGATGAGAGCGGTATCAGTTTCTTGGTTGGTCATCTGATTCATGTTTAGCTCCTGTTGTATTCGCAGTCTTTCACCGCGCAGAACTTGCACAGTGGCCCACTAACAGGGTTCCACACCCCGCTCCTTATTGCTGCTTCGATACGCGCAACGTCTACTGCGGACTTGTCCATGTATGTGTCCTTCAACTCAACTAGCTGCTCGGCCTTGACGAACTCTTTGGACACTACAAAAATCAAAGCGGACTTGACTCGCTTGATCTCTGGGAACTTGGCAAACAGGCCACAGGCTACAAGGTCTAGTTGCTTTTTGTCCGCGTATCTTGCGTTCTTGCTTGTCTTGTAGTCCACGGAGTGAGCTACCCCTATCGCCCGATTGATGACCACCAGATCAGCTATCCCATGCCACCACACATCAGGTGCACTGAAGTCACACGCCTTCAAGTCTTTGGTCAGGCCCAGCTTCACCTCGACTAGCTTCTCGCCGGGGATTGCTTTAAGGATATCCAGCACCTCTTGCATGTACTCAAACTGCGGCGGTACCGGTGTGCCCTTGCTGATGTAGTCCTCGGCCACAGTGTGTGCAGCCTTACCGTACAGCGTAGCCGTTGTATCTGGATCACGTACAGCGTCCGGGGCAACCTTAGCGTGGTAGTACTTGCGTGGGCACTGCTGAAAGGTCTTCAGCGAACTAAATGACCAGACGATTGGTTTAGGGTTCATTGGATTCTTGCTCCCAAATTTCACCAGACATGCGCTTGATGTTAAACAGGTGTTTGTGCTGTGGATATGTTTTACGCCAGAATCGAGCGTAGAAAGCAATAAGGTCGTTGCTGATCTTAAAGTCTTTGCCAGTGGTAACTATATAGACTTCCCAACGTATGCGGTTGATGATTAACCAATGGCTAATTTTTTTCCTGCCGTGGTGTACGGCTTCAAATGAATACTTCTCAAAGTATTTCCACACCATTGGATTTTCTGTATTCCACCTGTCAAATTCAATTTGCCGTACATGAAATGGTCTTTTAGCAGTCGCCATAGCTATCTCCATATCCAGATTCGCAGTTGAGGGGTAGTTCCAGCGCCCATTTGGGTCTGAGTCGCATACACAACTCAACGTACTCCTTGGCTGTTTCAGCCTCGGCTTTAGGGGCTACGACAGCAATCGCATCGTGCACGGTCATGACCACCCGATACTTCTTCGCCACCATGAGCATCTGCTCACCTATGACGATGCGGGCTAGCGCCTGACACACGTTCTCTATCACCTTACCACCGTATATGCGGTTGGGAATAACTGTTTTGCCCTTCTTGGTGTCGTACACAACTTCGACCTTGCCTGTCTTCTCGTCCTCGCGTAGGCGCAAGTTTGGGTAGCGCAGGTATAGCCCATTGGGTAGCTTGATGCCGTTGGCCCCGTCCACCTCCAGCACCTTATCGCGGCCAAAACTCGTCTGCTGGTTCTGTAGTATTGCTTTAAGTACGTCAGCAGCAGAAGCCCACAGCCTAACAATGTTAGGGTAGGTAGCCCGGTAGGTATCAATGATGCGCTTGGCCTCGTCTAGCTCAACGTCAACGCCAAAGTTTTTCAGTTGCAGCTTGAACTTTGCTGCGCCCATGCCATAGCCTGCACCGAGAATTGTGGTCTTACCCACAAAGCGTTCACGCTCGTCAGCCTTGGTAATCTGGCGTCCGTAGATGGCTGACGCCATGATGCAGTACACATCCTCGCCCTTATCGAATGCTTCAACCAAGTCATTCTGCCCAGCTAGCCATGCCAGCGTACGGGCTTCAATCTGCGAGGAGTCTGAGTCCAACACAACGTACCCATCGGGGGCAATGATGGAATACTTCAGCGGGGATTTGCGTGGCAGGTTCTGTAGGTTGAGCTTGTCGTCACCGCCCCATCGGCCTGTGTGTGCAGCGTAGTAGCGGAGGG